CCGTTCTCGTTACTTCGTCGGCGGCATTGCCCGCACTGTCCGAAACGTTATAGCGCACCGTGTAAGTGCCTACCGTGTTAGTGTCTACCGGGTTCACCACGACGATCGAGGAAGTAAGATCTCCGTCTACATCGTCCGAAGCCGTCGCCCCGGCGTCGTTGTAAGTACCGCCCTCGGCCACTGTTACCGAAGACGAACCGATCAAGCTGATCACCGGCTTGGTTACGTCCGCTTGCGCCGCTTGTGCTATGGTCACGGGTTCAACCATAACGCGCTGAGAATTATACTCTCTGTCGCCGGTAGCAAAGCTGTTCACGTCAAAATCTTGGCCTTGGTGGCTGCGAACCTGAACCGGGCCGGTAATGGGATCCGCAAAGCCGAGTTTTATTAAATTTGGCTCGACGTACTCGGCCGACAATGCGCTTAAAGTAGAGTTAAACCCGTCCGCCGATACTTCTACAATGTCTTTGAACGACTCCGGCACGCTTAACGAGGTACTCCCGTTTAAATCATAAGCAATCGTTAAGAAATTACCGCCATAAGTAAAACTTTGAGGTATAGGGCCGCGTCCCGACCCGCCAGAACCCAAAAACACCGATTTAAAAGAGTCCGCGAATCGAAGAACTTCTGAAACATATCCGGCGTTAGTCCGGTGCAGCCCGTCCGTCATAGGCAAATCCATCGTTTGGTGCGACAAGTGAACGTTAGTGTTATTCTCGGAAAAATTGCATTGCGCGTTTCTTACCCCCTGCCAGCCGTCCGAAGAACCATCCCCGCCGGGATTTCTCCCTAACTGAACAATAAACATCGCGAGTGTGTCTTCACTCTGCCCGGTGCGCGACAAAATATCGGCGTATAAATCCGTTAATCTCGTCTCGTAGGTCTCTTGGGGCGTGCCGACATTTGTCTCACCCTGCCCCCACCATAACGCGTTAATCTTACCTCCTGCTGCTGTCAACGCAGCCTGACGGTTCGCATAGTTGTCACCACCGGGCAAATGTTGCTCTATGGCGGTTGCGCCCACTGCGGTTTCATACGCGGCCACTACACAATTTAAGGACTGGGATATGGCGTTAAGCCCCGCGTAAACACAACCTCTGTCGGCGGGTTGCTGGTAGTTAGTCCCGTCAAACTTAACCACATTGTCGATCGCGCTATCGTTAAACGGACTATTCCAAATATTATCAGTGTTACTCTGGCCCGCAAACTCTATAACTACACCGAACCCAATTCTTGATGACGACCCTTGAATAGCTGTGTTATTAGCATAACGAACAAGTATTTTATAGTAAGGGCCGCGCGGGATAACAACAGCGCCGGAAAAAGTGCCCCCATCAGGTGACGGGTCCAACGTTTCCCAGTCAGAAACAACCGCACCGCTCACAAATTCTTCTACTCGATACTCAATAGCTGTTGGCGTCGTCACACCTTCGTAAGACCCTCTTATCGTGTAGTTGTACGTCGGGCCGAAAGTGGCGTAGACCTTTCTTGACGGCTCACTGTCAAGCGTTATGAGGTCGCCGCCCGTCGTGCCTAAATTTAGGTCATCTATGAACGGGTTTCTGCTAACGCTAAACATACCCGCGTTAGTGCTTGTGTTGCTAGATATTGCAGAAATGTCGGCCGGGGTGCCCGCGCTAACACCGTTAACAAATAATTCAACCGTGTTATTTTCCCCATCTACTTCAAGCCTAACTATATCACCTATCTCTACGGGGGTGTTCGGGTAAGATTGAAGTATTTGCCCCCCGCTACCATTTTTATAATATATTTGTGTGGTGGTCGCAGATGAAAGCCTGATAGTTATAAAATTCAGCCTAGCGTCAACCCTTACAGCGGGGCCCCCATCCAAAAAATAGCCTTCAAACTGGTACTTCATTCTTACTTCTGAGTAATGGGAAGTTGACCCGGTGTTATAGCTCATTACAGTACCATCAGAACTATCAATTACCAGTTCTTGGCCTGTTATTCTCGCCGCGTTTATGTTGGCCGGAAATGAACCGAAAACAGTCCACCCCTCCACGTCCTTAAGGCGCGTCCCCTCTGCATACTCTGAAAAGTCTGTGCTAAATACTGCCGCCATTTTATTAAATCCTCTTAAGTTGCCGAAATTGTCGCGCCTAGTGCCACGCGTTTCCACGATCCGCCGTCACTTACTGCGAGGCAAGGGCCGCCCGCGTCGCCGTCAGTAACACCAATTACAACCATATAACGAGACGTTGGATCGGGCGCGCTCGCGGTTGAGTAAATCGGCAAAATAAGATCGCCGTTTAGTTTTAAGCCTTGGGGCGCGATCGACATACCGGCGCGGATCCCGGTGCCGTCTCCGAAAACGACAAACTGGTAGCCCGGTTCGATGTAGATAGTACCGCCCGCGCCGGTGGATAACGTAACGCCTTGGTTACTGTCGTTCGCTGCGACGATAAACTGCTCGACGGCTGGCAATGTGACCGTAACGCCGCCGGTATAAGAGCCGCCGATCTGTAAAACCTGTTTTAAGTCTGTCACGGTCGCGTCGCCGCCGCTAATATCTACGTAAGTTTTGCCCGTGATACCGCCGCCCCCGGACGAACCGCCGCCCACGTCGGCGATCCCCGAAGCGCGGGCAACTACTACGCGTTCCTCGTCGAGTATTTCGAAGATCCACCCGGTCGGTAAGTCGATGTAGTGCCATTCAGCATTAAAGCGGAAAGCGATCTTTCCCTCGTTGGGTGCCCAGTCGCCCGTCGCCCCCTCCGGGACAAAAAACGCGCTGCCCTCAACCGGGACGCTCGGCGGCGTCGCGGTCGTCACGCTGTTAAGACTCGCGCCCGCGTATATGTCGAGCATGGCGAGCGCTTCGTTATGGGTTAAATGCTTACTGGCCTGAGATTGTGTGATCTCGGGTAGCTTAAGGCGTGCTGTTGTCATATTACGATCCCCGCTGGTTTACCGTCGCCGACTACCGCCGAGACTTGAACTATTTCTAAATATCTTTCGTCGCCCGGCCCGAAGTAGCCGTCTAATTCTTCATAACTAAAGAAGACACTAGGCGACGTTATTTCATGTGTCCGAAGTATGTCACCCCCGATCCCGTCGCGCAAGTAAGCCCGATACAACTCGGACGCCTCGCCGAGTACCGCGTCGACCCCGTCGCGCCATTCAGCCGATAAGCGGGTCTGTCTGATCCATGTGACGGTGATCCCGGTTGCCGCTTTTCGTGCCTTAAGGTGCACCGGCGCGAATGGCTTTAAGCGCTCCGCGTAAGGCGTAAAGGTTAGCGGCTCGACGTCGGCTTCGGTCTGACCCACTGAAACGGCTTTGTAATAGCTTTCTACGCCTATTTCGTTTTCATTCAACGGAACATCAGCGATCCCGGTAGAAGACAGCAAAATGAAGCGCTCACCGCTCACATGGCCGTATATCCGATCGCGGGTGCCGCAACGACCACGGGCGATCGTGCTAATCTCGAATTGACTCGCGCCAACGATCACGGCGTCTTTAAAATAAATAATCTCGTTGCCAACTAGCGCAAGGTTTTTCCCCGCCAAGAACTCGCCCTCACTGATACTCGAAAGCGTGCCGTTTTCTAGCGTTACGATTAAGCGGCTTTCGCGGTCGAACTGATCCGAGCTCTTTTCAAGTAGTGGCGCGTTTACTATGCCGTGCGTCGGCTCCACTAGGTACCGCGCGCTCGCCGAATAGGTAACATCATCGGTAGACGTAAACAGGCCAGCCCCGCGCCAATTCGACCCGAGCGGCACCGGGTACGACGACACTCCGATCGAGTCGAGATCGTCACGGTAAAGCGGTATGTCCAATATAACCCCGATCGTCCCCGCGACGGCATTAACACCCGTCGTTCCTGCCGGGTCGCCACTCCCCGCAATGCCGAACGTGAACGCCGTTGGGTCGTAGCTGTGCGCTTTCACGTCTGCCACGCCCTCGGCGCTTAAGTCTATTTCTCTAAACTGCATACGGCGGATCACGTTGTCGATCATGTACTCGCGAACGTCGCCCGGCTGCAGCGTCTTGTCGGTTATCGCGAACTCATAGTCGGTGCGTTGGCTATGCGCTTTTAACATTTGCGTGTAGCAGATCTGCAGCGCTTCGTCGCCGGACATATAAACCGGGCTTTTAAAACTACGTTCGTCTTCGCTGCGCGCTGATCGCTTCTCAATGTAGCGCGTATCGTCTTGGCCGTTGCGCGACGAATTCGGGAAGTCTAGTTCTACCCGGCGCGGCAATTCCGACTCTCGGGTGCGGGTCTCATTAAAACCACGCGAAGTGATCACATTTTCGAGGCTTTCAACGCTAACCGTACGAGACCGCGCCGCTATCCATTCAGCATGTGTTTTTAGCCGGTCTTCGATTGTTTGCCTTGGAATACCTACTGCAGCGCGCACCGAGTCGAGCGGCCCTAAAAACTTAGCCAGTACCGTTACGATCTCACCCGACCAAAAACCGAACCACTCCGCGTTCGCCGGGTTATGTGACCACGTCCCCGCGACTTCTCCGTACGCGTCGCCCCATAGTCTTTCGAGGTAGTCCCACAAGCGATCAATTAAAGTGACCATGCGCGCCTGTTCGGTGCCGTGCAAATGCAAGTACGCCGCCGCGCGCATAAAGAGCGCCGCCGCGTGCGGTTCGTCGTAGTCTCCGTAAGCCGGGATCGTGCCGTACGTATAGCCAATGCAAAGCCATTGGATTTCACCGTCTAAGACACTCGACCCGATCGACGTCGGGAAGTTCGGCGCGCTCGCTGCGGTCGATCCACCCTCGGACAAATTGACGCAACGATAAACGCGGCCGTTGTAAGGCGTGGCGACGTCACCCGGCGAGTAAGGGCGGGAACGCTGAATAAATGCGAGTGTTTCCGGGAAGTTCGTCGGGATGTATTGATCCGGGTCTTGCCATTCGCTTTCAAGCCATGCCAGAAAGTAAGACGCGAGCAACGCGGCGCGGCTGTTACTGGATAAGTGCGCCGACTCTGCCAACGCTGCGACCGCCCGCGCGGTATAGCCGACCCACTGCGAGTTCGGATCGACCCAGTCAAACGTCCACGTATTCGGGGCGGCGTCGGTCGCTTGCAAGTCGAAGCGATCCCACACGTAAGACGGCATGAACGGCCCGCGCTGTCCGTAGCGGCTGAAATACTCGTTTTGTGAATCTTCCATAAAGTCGAGCATACCCTCAAGCCCGGCGCTATTGTTAAGGCGCGACCATACAACCGGGTCTTGATAACCGATCCCCGGCGCGCCTCGCCATTCGATTAGCTGGCCGTCGATACTGTTCGCGGTGTACGGCGCAATGTGTGGCGAGTAGGGCAGTTGTAGTTCCGGCACCGGGCGGAAATTCAAAAGTTCGATCTCTGCGGCGGGCTCGCTTTGGTAGGTGTAGCCCACAACGTCGATCACTACGCCCTCCTGTAACGGCGTTGCGTTAATCACGGGACGCCAACCAAAATCACCGCGTATTGTGTACGCGATCCAATCTTCAAGCGGGATCACCTCGTCGATCTCCCCGGCTCCGGGTTGTAAAGTACGGCGCAAAAAGTAGCGGGTGGAGTTGTCGACCGTTGGCCCTGATTGAACAAAGATAGTGATCGAAGCGGTCGCGTCAATGTCATATTTGAGGCGAACCCGGATCCCGGTGTCGGTTGCTTTGATCGAGTCGCGTAAACCCCGGCCGACTTGTGCCTCGCCCTCTCCCTCTGGTATCACGGCCAAAACGCCGAGATCGTTAGAACGGGATAGCGAGTTATCGCCGAAACCGGGACGGCTCGACGACACATAAGCGCCCGACGTATTCAAGGGCTCGCCGCCTCGGGGCTTAAACCACGCCCGGCCGTCGTCAACGTTAAAAACGGTGTATATGCTCGCCTCGGTGGCGTTATACGCGTCGGTGTACTGCTGTTCGCCCGTAACGTCGGCGAGTAGTTCAAAGCATTCCAGCGCCCACGGCATAACGTCCACGGCGCAATCTATTTCACCCGGTTCCAGCGGCCGCCAATACGGCCAAGCCTCCATGTTTTGCGAAACGTTAAGCACCGGGCCGAAGTTATAGATCACCATAGCGTTAGCGGTTAGCGCGCCGCCGCTGCTGTCGCCTTGGAGTACAAGAGTGGTTCCCGTCTCGTCGGTTTCCACACTTACCGGGACGCCGTAGTCCTCGCCGTTAATACTGGCGAACGGGTTAAAAAACGTAACCCAAGACGATTGATCCGAATAGATGCGCGTGATCTGTTTGACACTCTCGCCGAAGTTCGGGTAGCCCGCTGGTATAAAGGCCGTCCAACCACCGGCGAACGGTTCAAGATAGATTTTAACGTTTAGCTTTTCACTTTGCGCCGCGACGGGTGCCTTGCAGTTATAAAGCCAGTGCGGCGAATACAAGGTATCTGTATCGGTCGGCGGCGTCTGGTTGTAAATACCATCAACGCCCCGGCGTAAGTTATCCATTATGCCGCGCCACTCGCTCGTCGAGTCGCCGACGTACTTAACCGCCAGCGCTGCGGCGCGTAGCATTAAGAACTGACCCTCTGACGTGCCCGCCTCGCTCGGGAAGTAGCCCTGACGGCCTAAAACGTCGTGATACGCGTTAACCAGTAACCCGTCTTCGTTAATCAAACATGGTTCGTTGTACTCGTCGCGCTCCACCGGGACAGGGTCGCTTTTAAACACTAGCTTTTCGCCTTTCTCCTGCGGGAAAAAATTATATAAAGCCATAAGCGGTTCAAGCTGCTCCATGCCCGAGCCCGACGACGTGAACGAATACCCGGTGATCGTGTCGGACAATTCCGAAACATCGAAAAGCGTCGGCGGGATCCCGGAACGTACGCAAATTTCGCCGACTAAGTCGCGCAAATAAAGCGGGTACGGGTAAACGGTATCGTACGTCGAGCCGGTGCCGTTCTCCACGACCTCAACTTCCACCGAGGGGACACGGTTCCCGAATTCTTCCAGCTCTATGTCTTGGAAAACGATGTAAGCCCGCCCCCGGTACGCTGGCGTCGCGTCGCCGTAACGCGCTTGTAAAATCGGGTCGGGCATCTGGTCTTCGGTGCCGTGGTAAACGTTAAAAAATGACTCGGCCGTCTCGCGCGCTTGCGCTACTGTCCCGGACATAAACGGGCGGTTTTCATAAAACAGTTTTGAGTTTAGCCAGATCCGGCGCACGCCTTGGATCTTCTGCGGGCATATCATAACGGCGAACGTTGCTGAATAGGTATAAGTGGTCTTCGTGTATGACGACGTTCCGCCACCCTTACCGCCCGCCTCGACTTCTTCTTCGTGCACCGTCTCGACGATCGGTAATTGGTGGATAAGACGCGCCGGGATCCGAGCCATGCCCTTAACGCGTGCTAAAACTTTACCATACCCGACCGGGTTGACGTCGGACGTGTCGAGGCGTTCGCCCTCCTGATCGGGTAAGTCTACGCTGAATAATGATCCCATTCTTTTAACCTATGTACTGTGTGGATCTGCTTAAACGTACGCGGATCCAGACTTTGTTCGATTACTTTCCGCGCGGCTTGGTAGCTATGAACGATCGTATTTTCTCCGACGTATAGCGCCAAGTGTTGCGGGAATTTGCGAAGCTTTAGTAGAAGAATATCACCGGCGGCCATTTCTTGCACGGGTACGGTGTGACAGTAGCGCCCTAAGTGCTTAAGCAGTAGAGCCGGGCGAGGCACCCGCGAATAGTCGGTAGGTAGGTCGAACTCGACCCCGGCGGTTTCGTGCGCGGCCATTACAAGTCCTATGCAATCCAGCCCCGCGCCCGGTGTCCGTCCTTGGTGTTTGTAAGGTGTGTTTTTGAAACTGCGAGCGGCGTTACAAATTAACTGTATTGAAGAAGCCCGCGACCCAGTCGTCGGAATCTGGCACATAAGGTTCACCGTAATAATTAAGCATGTTGTTATACTTTTGGCAGTCGGTGATCCACTTATTGCAGCCGAACGTCACGACGCCAGTTAAACCCGTCGGATCGAACGCGGGCGGCTCGGTCAATGTTAGTCTGTCCGCCGTGTTGCTGTCTATGTCGAATTTGACCCCGTTGGATAGTTCGAGCAATCCGCGCCGGGCGTCATTTACGCCTAAGTTCGGTATATTGATCGAGACAACGCGGCCGCTGTAACCGGTTATAAAGCCGCTTTTTCGGTATTGGCTTAAGTCTGCCCGGCAATTGTGATCGCCGAACTCTGCGCGGCATAGGCGCGATGTTTTAACGCTGTTCGACTGTCTTAATAGGTCCGTAAGCGTCCGGGCTTCGATAATCCACGCGCCGCGCTCCCGGATAGCGTCACCCACTACGCCACTTTTAACCCAAATAACCGAGGTCTCGGTAATCTCCGCCGGTGGGTTTTTATAGTTCAGTTCGAAAACGTCAATTTTTGCGCCGTCGTAAAGCTTGTTTAAAACTTGCTCCGGGACGCCGTCTTCGTCGTCTATCAATCCGTGAACTTCGGTTGTGTCGACGTCTAGCCCCATCGTCGCGGCCGTGTCGGTCTGTGAGACGCCCGAGGCTTTAAAAACCAAGCCGCCCGCCTCTATGCTTGAATCATGCGACGTAAAGCCCACCACGACGCCGTCCGTGCGCGTAACGCGCCAACACGTCGCCAAGGTGGTGACGGTTTCGATCAAATGCTCGCGTAAGATATTATCGATCGCTCTACTCATGGGATCAGCCTTTCTTCTGTTAGCACCACGTTAACGGTTCCGTTGTCGTAGCCGTCGAGGTTAGTCGGTAGGTCGTCTTCTTCAAAGCTTACCGGGACGTCGAACTCATAACCCGCCGTGATCAAGGTTCCGGGCGTGGGTGCCGACAAGAAAGTAAGCCGCCCGAACTCGTCCACCGTGTAACCGGCCGGGTCGACGTTTAAGCCGCTAAACGCAACGATTAACGTATTTAAGCGCGGCTTGTTGATACGGCGAAATTTCACATGCGGCCCGACGGTGTAGCGCTTTACTAGTTGAAAAGTCCGGGTTGTGCCGTCGCCGGTTCCGATTAACTGATCGCTTCGGCTTATCTCGTCGTGAGGCAAACAACTTTTATAGTCGAACCAATCTTTAAACCGAAACGAATGCGCGGCACCCTCGGCAACGTGAAAAAAGCTTAAAACCTTGTGTAAGTCCTCGAACGAGCGTACGCCGAACGCCACGTCGTAAGAGTGTAACGGGTACTCCCAGTTGATATTCTTTTTAACGCGGCCGTTTAGCGACTCGGTGCGGCTTGTGCTGTAACGCGGGCCACCCTGCGCGCCGTTGCTTATATCTTCCGGGAAAATTTCATTTATAAACATGGTTAACGGTTCCTTTCATACGCGCGCTGATAGCCTCGGTATTGCGCCGCTTCTAACTGACGACGTGAACGCGGGCGGGTAAATTCGCGAACGCTCGACGTTGTAACATTCATTACGTTATTCATTACGACGCTGTTACCCGCCGCTGTGCCTTGCCTGGCGTCGCGAGGCGTTACGATCCGGCCGTCGGTGTGAGGCATAAAGAACTCTTGATCCCACTCGTTCACCCGGTAAAGCTGGCCGCCTCGAACATTACCGCCCTGACTACGTCCACCGATAGCAAGCGCCGCCAAAATGGCCGCGATACCGCCAAGGGCGATCGCCGTGCCTGAGATAGCCGCGCCGCCCCCGGTAGCGATTGACGTCGCCGCCGCTGCGGGTGCAGCTGCCGCTCCGATTGTTGTTACTGCCGCCGTTTGCGCCCCGGCAACCACTCCGGCCGCCGTTGTGGCCGCTGCGGTTTGCGTGCCGATCGCGCCGGTGATAGCGGCCGTTTTGCCCGCCTCGGCGGTTTGCGTGGCGATCATGCCTTTAAGCGCCGACGCGGCGGTCTCGATACCCCAGTTGATCACGGTGCCGAGTAATTGCGTACCGATAGTTCGCGCAAGGCTGGCGGCCGCGTCTTCGCCGTCTTGAAAGCCTAGCGCAACCGAAGCGGCGGTACCGCTTACCGTGTTGGATAGGCTATCCATTTCACTGGCTAGATCATCAAAAAGGCCGTTTTCCGTTTTCTTTTTAAGGTCGTCGAGCGCTTCTTCGTAACGCTTAAGGGCTGCGATCCCCTCCTCGGTGTTTTCGGCTTCTAGCTGAGAAACAAAACCGTAATGGTCTTGAATGATCTGCAGCCGTTCTTCGTAAATCTGGCGCGCACGTTCCGCCGGGTTGTTTTCCGCTTCGATCTGTCTAACGAATGCGCCATACCGTTCTAGTTCGCGTTGCTGGTCTTCTAGCGCTTTCTTAGCGGCTTGGCGTGCGCGTTCTTCCTCGGCTAACTCTTTTCGTAAATCGTTGTTTGCTGCGGCTTCGTCGCGCTTTGCTTGCGCGGCGTCTTCGCTGGCTTGCTTTTGGTCGTAAATCGACTTGATCAGTGAAACGATCACCGGGTCGAGGTCGTCGACTGACTCCTTACCCGTCGCCAGTGCGGCCGCGTAGAGTTGCCCGGCCAGCTCGCCCTCTCTTAGGGTCTTGTCTTGTATGGTTAGCTGTTGGATCAGACTGTCGACCGCGTCGGAATAGTTTTTAACCGGCTCGGTCTGCAGTGTACCCTCGCTTGATACGTCGAAGTTTAAGCGCTCCAACTTGTCGCCCGCCTCGACGCCCTTGTCGACGAATTCCGAAATAGAGCCGATCAAGCGGTCGATCTGGTCGCGAGTCCGGGGCGTGGCGTTTTCGGCCAGGCTGTTTAGCCGTTCTTCGATTTCTCTAAACGCCTCGGGTGTCTTGAACTGCTCCGCCGCCGCGATAAGGTTCACGATCTCGGTACCTAACTCTCGCGCTTCTTCGGTCGTACCACCTAACGCCGCGCCGAGTTGGTCGGCTATGTTGTTTTCAAGCGTTCGGCCGATCCCGGTAGTTAACGCCGGGCCGATGCTGTCACCCGCCGCGCGTGCTGCGCTGATCGCGTCTTCTAAATTACCCGCGATAAAGTCGCCAAGATCGAACGCGTCTTGAAAGCTATCGGCGATCCCTTGTGAAGCTGCGCGGGCTGCGTCTTCGGCGTCTAAAATGGCGGCGCGTAGTCGGCCGCGTGCGGCTTCTTCGCTAACCTTTGCCAGTTCGCGGATCGCGTCGGTGTATTCGATGATCCCGCCGCTGTTCGAGTTGGTGATCACCCGGTCGACCCGGTCTAAGGCGTCGGCGAGTCTGTCCGAAGCGCTGGCACCGTCGAAAAGGCTGTTAATAAATGGCCCGGCTAAGGCTGCCGAAACGGCGACAATCGAACCGATTAATGGCGCGCCTAATACGATACCAAGGTCGGCCGCTTGGAATGCGAAAGACTGTGCGATCGGCGCACCGGCTGACAGACTCGTCACAAGCTGTTCAATCTGGATCCCGGCTTGCGCTGCCTTGGCACCGAATCGACCCGCCCCGGCTGCGGCGACGTCTGCGCTTTCTGCGTACGCCCGGCGCGCTGCGGCTGCCCGGTTAGTTATGCCGATCTGTTTCTCGATCTGCTCGGCTACTTCGCGCGCCTCTTGCTGCAGTCGTTCTTCGGCTGCGGCTGCGGCTTGTGCTGCGGCGACGTTGCGCGCCGTGCCTTGTGCTGCGCGTTCCATAGCGTCGGCGACGTTATCCGCCGTATTTTGTAGGTTTACGAATTGGCCGGTTAGCTTGGCATACTTGGTGGTCGCCTCGGTCGCTTTGGTGCCGTTGGCGTTTAGCACTTCCCCGGTGTCACTGATAACGCGCCCGGCTTTCACCTGTTGCGTTATGAAGTCGAGCAAGGCACCGCGCGCCCCGCTTAACTCACTGGTGAATTTTTGCGAAGCGGTCACACCCTGACTTAACGAGGTGTTTAGTTTGGTTTGTGCTGCGGCGGCTTGGCCTGATACGGCCGCCGCTGCGCTTATTGCTTGGTTCGCGCGGCCTGTTGAAGACTCGACGCGATCCGCTGCCGTAGCTGTCGCGTTTCCTTCGTTTTTAAGTTCTTTGAGTCGGGCCGTGGCTGTTTCGACTTGGGAACTGTCCGCGCGGATCTCAACTGTTGACACTGTGACAACCTCCTGACGCGCTCCAACCTTAATAAAATGTGATATTCGAACGGCTGCGGCGTCGTGCCTAAATTAGTAAAATGGTGGTGCACGTTTGACGCGCTAAACTCGGCGAGACTTAGATCCCGGTGGTGCGTCCACAAGTAACCCAGTGTTTCGGGTGCCTCGGGTAGTAACCACTCGGGATCGATCCTTGTGCCGTACTCTTTCGCTTTCTCGACGCGTCTCTCGTTAGTCTCGCCGAGCGTCTTCGAGTTGGGATCCTTGGGATCTACTCGTTGGGCGAATCGGTAGTAGGCTTCGGCGTATCGTTCGAGTTGTCCGATTGCTTTCCCAAGCTAACCGCCGCCGCTGAGGCTTCGATCTGTACTTTTTTAAGCAAGTCGGGCACCTTGCGGAATAGACTCACCGCGCCCTCGATCGTGAGTTCGTCGTCTAGGTTCCAGCGGCGCACCAAATGCGCGGCCCCCTCTCGGTTAATCTGTCCGTTACCCTCGGCCGTCTCGATATTGATCAAGCCTTTTGCAACGCGTCGGTTAGCGAGTGATAAGTAATCGTTGTAAGCCGAAGACAGGGTCGAAGTGATAAACACCTCGATCCCGTTATGCTCGACTTTGATTTCCTCGCCCTCGTCCGGGTCTGGTATGTCATCAAGTCTCATTACGCCGGTGTCCTTTCTAAAATAATGCTTGTTTGCTCTGCGGCGTCGTATTCGCCGTAGTAGTTCAAAACAATAGGCACCGGGCCGTCGCTGGTGGTGTCGTCTTGCTTTTGAGTGTAGAGCAAGTTTGGCAGTTTAATATACTTAACGTCGCCGGTCTGGTAGTCGGTAAACTGCAGCTCTAAGTCCGATCGCGTCTCGTTTAAAAACGCTTGTTGGTAAGCCATATCGACAAAATCGACGGTCAGCGTCCCATCTACAAGCAATTTCCCCGGCGCTTTACTGCCCGCCACGTACGAACCGAGGTTAAACGACGCCGTTAAATTACGGTTTACGTTGATAGTCGCGGCCGTAGCGATCGCCACTACTTGCCCGCCTTGCGTCACGGCTACGTCGAACCCGGTAAACGGGTAAGCCTCGGTCATAGGTAAAAGATCCTGACCCGTGATCGCCGTGTTGTCTTTGAGTTCTTCAAGCCCTAGCATGTTGTAGGTGCAAGAAACCGCCGCGTTTTGGCCGATAGTTAACGCAATGCTGTTAACCTCGCACCCTCTGAAATACTGGAAGCCCTTGTCGCCGCGTTTACGAACAACCGTGAAGCCTTGGCGGCCTCGGCCCCCTTTCGCTTGATCTGTGCCCGCTGCGGGCGTACCAGTGGCCCACGTTCCGCCAATGGCCGCCGCCAATAGATCATCGAATGCGCCGTACACAAGTTCGCCGACTATGTCGCCGTTTACGTTGTAGCCGCCTAAGCGAGTACCAAAACGCGAATTTACG